CATTTCTCTATTTCCGGCTCGTTTAGTCTGAATCCTCCGTCAGTACCGCATTTGTCTGTAGACTGGTATAAGACCGCTATGGGCAACGGTATGATTTTCACGAATCCTACCATTTTCGGCATGGCAAACGGACGCGCGCAGGGCGCAGGCGACGCAGGGCCTGAACTGCTTATCGGCATGTCGTCACTCGAACGCATGATACGTGAAGCAACGGCTTCTTCCGGCGCTGACCCGTCCGTCATCTATTCGGCGGTCAAGGCCGGCATGCAGGACGCTGATATCGGCATCTATCTCATGGATAGACAGGTGGGAAGAACACTGAGAGACATGGGGGTGGCATTCAATGGTTAATATCACATATACGTCATCCGCCGGCGAGGTGTTCGACCTGATAGCGACAAAACTGGGCCGTCTGAAAACGGCGGCCTTCCACAGCTTTGAATGGGTGCCGGAAATCACGGAAAGGCAGTATGGTGCAAAGGTCAGCTACTGGCGCAGGGACCCGGCAGAGTATGAGTGCCAGCTGGTCTTTATCGGTTCCGAGGAAGACCGCAGAAAGGCCCTTGACGCTTTCCATAGCGCCATAGAGGGCGATTTTTTCCGCGCCACTCCCGGTCTGCTGACGTGGGGAGACGCTTACATTCCGTGTTTTATCCGTGCGTCGGCTACGGAGCCGGCAGACCATTATAACTTCCAGACATACAACAACGTCACGATATACTGTCCGGATCCGTTCTGGACAGTGGAACAGCTTATCAGCATAGCGCCGGTCCCGACAGGGGAAACACACAACGACGACAAGCAGTATACGGCTATTGGGTATGGATATACGCCAGGCTACCGCTATCCTATTGTGGCGCAGGCCCGGAGCTATCACATTGATCACTTTGCGCCGTGTGACTTCCGTATGATCGCTTACGGCCCTACCGCATCGGTATCGGTCAGCATAGCCGGTCATTTGTATGCCGTACAGCATCAAATCAGTGACGGCGAATATCTGGTCATTGATTCCAGAGAGACACAGCCGGACGATAGGCACTGCTATCTGGTATCAGCCAATGGCGTTATCACGAACTGCTTTAACGACCGCAATCCCGACAGCCTGCTTTTACAGCAGATTCCGTCAGGGAATATCACGATTAATTACTCTCAGGAATATGGCATAGACCTGACACTGTACAAAAGACGGAGCGAACCGGCATGGACATGATTCTCTTAACTTCACAACTTAATGAAATCGGGCCGTGCTACTATGATGCGGATTTTGACTGCGGAGACCCGGAAGAGTCCCCCTGTGATTTCCAGATTAACGGTAGGCTCCCGGCAAGCGCTGGCGCTGTCTATGTTCCGGGTACGGAGTTCGGTGGTCTTTTCGAGTATGAATACAGCAAGGCGGGCAAATCGATTATCGGCAATTCCGATTATAAAAAAGGCTACACATGGAGAGGCCTGCTGTCTCAGTGGGTCATCTGCCCGCCTGCCGGTCAGGATTATAAGATTGTTTCCGGCGATGCAAACGCCGTCCTTAAGTCGCTTCTCAGCGATGTTCTGGGCGGCTTTTTTTATGTTCCTGAGTCGGCTTCTGGAATCACGATAAGCAGTTATCAGTTCAAATTGTACTGCACTGTTTTAGAGGGCGTACTTGCTATGTGCGCCGACAATGACGCCAAACTGGTCATTCATGCCGACAAGGTAGCTGCGGGATACCCGGTACAGGTGACAGCAGAGATTAAACCGGCATCGGTCATCGGCGGACTGTATAACGATGATTCGCCAGTCCCGCTTATCTTTACCAGTAACAAGATGGGCATTAACCACCTTATCTGCATGGGACAGGGACAATTGCAACAGCGGCAGAGAGTAGACTTGTACGTCAATAATCAGGGCAAAATCGGCACGACAAAGTATTATACCGGCAGGGCAGAACGGCAGGCGTATTACGACTATTCCGGCGCACAATCCGAAGCGGAGCTTATCAGCTACGGAAAGAAGCACCTGAAAGAACTGGCTTCTGCTAATTCCCTTGAAATCGGTGAATCTGATTTTGACGCTGACATTGGCGACATCATAAAAGGCACTAAAGGCAGTGTCACCGTGCAGGCCCCCATTGCACGGAAAATCCTGAGCGTTTCCGGCGGAATCTTCCGTACAGAATGCAAGGTGAAAGGAGAAACTTAATGGCTTATTTAATTAACGGAGCGGGTTTTTCCCCGGTCCTTGCGCAGGATGATGCTGACTTTTACGGCGGTCTGACGGGCGGAGTAACCGTTGTTCTGCCGTTCGGAAGTCAGATGGCATATACCACGCCTGGCGCCAATACTGTCCGCCTTGCCGATGGCGTACTGGTCACAAAGGAAGGCAGGCGTGTCCAGATCCGTGCCGGTGAGTATGAGGATTTCACGATTCCGTCAGGTACGCAGGGAACAACGGCCTACTACATCATTGGCTTCCGTCTCTATGTAAACAGCGATTCGGAAGAGGTCGCAGAACCGTTCGTTCAGCTTATGGCATCCGCATCCGCTACGATCACAGAAAGGTGTTTCCGGGATGGATACACAGATATCAAGGTTTCACTGTACAGAGTCCAGCAGAATGGTGTAAGCCTTGCTACGATTACCCCGCTTTTCTCAATTGTGAAACCCCTTGCCTACATCGACACGCTGGAATCAGCGCTGAATACTGCTGCCACCAATGCTAAAAACTACACTGACGCCCAGCACATGCACCCGGGCCGGACTGATGTCCTGACGCCTGTCTGCTTCGGGCACATCACTAACAGCAAAAAGACCATCGAGGTCATGGTGCCCCTCAAAAAGACACTGGGCAGTGATGTCAGCGGTATCAGCGTCTACAGCCTTTATGCTACCGTCCGGCAGACCGGCCCCGGCTATCTGTACGGCGCCGCTAATGCTCCCAAAGCGATCGACCCCCGGCACTGCACCGTATATGACACCAGAGGCGGCCTGAGACTGGTATGGACAGAGAGCAAAGCGATTAACGATAAGGCTATTAACAATGGTCTGGTATCCATGGATGTACAGCTCCGGCTGACGCTGACCTGAGGAAGGAGGGAATTATGGTTATCTTATGTACGATTGATTTGGAAACCAGAGAAGTTTCCCTTCCTGCGGGTCAGGTCATTGCCTCTTATGATCATAACGTGGATGTCATCCGCTTTCAGGCAGAATCCATTCCTGGCTTCAGCCTGGACACTTCCAGCATCAAAGTCGCCGCCCAGGGGCCCAACAAAGCCCGGCACGATTACGCTGTAGACCCGTCCACCGTAGCCATCGAGGAAGAGACCGGCTACATCACCTTTGACTGGCCCATCCCTGCAGGCGTGACGGAAATGCCTATTGGCACGTTCAAGTACGGCGACAAAGGTCAGCTTATCTTTGCTGTCTGCGCAGAAATCATCAGCGGCTCCACAGTATCAAAAGCATGGCACAGCGATGACGGAATCATAACTGTCGTGGCTCATTTAGAGCCCGAATCAGGCGGCGGAGAAGACCCCGAAGAGGAAGCGACAAATGCGCAGAAAATTGCACAGCTCCAGACCAATGTAGCGGTCATGGGTACGCAGATTGGTGCACTTGCTAATGGCTCTCCCACTCCCGTTGAAACCGTAGCAGAAATGACCGATGAATCTGCGGTCTATCTGTACACTGGTTCAGAGACAGGGTACACAGCAGGAAACTGGTATTTCTGGAATGGCACAGCATGGACATCCGGCGGTACATACGGCGGAGCAGTCACAAGCACGACATTCAATCAGCGCGGTGTTCCTGCGGACGATTTTGCGGTCGGTGAAGCACTTGCGGAAAAGGCAGATTCTTCCGATGTCACGGCACTTGAAGGAAGCATCGAAGCGATTGAGGATGCACTGGAAAATAAGGCTGACAAGTCAGACCTTGAAAATCTGGATATGGTGCAGATTGCGGATGACTTCTCTGCATCGAAAAAATATGCCATAGGTGATTACACTGTCTACAATAAAAAGCTGTATCGTTGCATCACAGCAATAACCACAGCAGGAGCATGGGACAGTAGTAAATGGATAGAAATCTCCGTCATGGGCGATTTGGGGAGCAGGCTTGATATGCTTGTGACCATGCAGGAAATCCGTGAGGATGAAGATGAGCCGACAAGCGAAATCGTTCAGCTTATCAATCCTGAGTGGATTACTTGGCAAACAGTATCAAGTGAACATCGGGCGAAAATATCCCAGAGGATACCGCTCAAGGGTAACGGAGTGTACTATGACAACCCGTATAGAGCAGAAAGCACCGACCCGGCACAAACTCTTTACAATTCGAAGTTTTATAACGCTTTTGGGGAACCCATTACTTTCACAAAGCAGGGAGCGACGGAAACAAGAACGTCCTTTCGGCTTTTCGTCACATACGGATGTCGATTTAAAATCAGTGATGGTAATGTCCTCACCATATATGTCCGTGGAAATGAACAAAATGGCGTGTGGGTAGGTGATTCAGAGATAGCCTATATGGGAGCAGATGCAGGGAGTTACATTTACTTCGGTCTGGCAGAAGAACATAATGTCGGTATCACCTATGGGGGATACAGTACAACTTACGTCCCTTATGAGGGTAGCGCACCTGTTATCACGCATGAGTATCAGTATGTTCCTGCTATGGCTGAATATGTGCAAAGATACATGCAGATATACGGCACAGCCGCCAGCAACGCAATGTTCAAGCGGTTCTATCCTGACGAGGACAAGTCCCTTGCCGTAAATGCCTTTAGATACTGGCACGACAGGGCGGAACGTGAGGACAGGGGCGTAATCCGTGTCGCAAGTTTCAATAAATTTATAAGCCGACAGGCGATGAACTGGCCTGTCATGAAACAGGAACTTGCTGACTATTCCGTGGACATTTGCGGATTCCAAGAGGCAACCAATATCCTCAGAGATGGAAAACGCATCGAAGAGTTTATGCTTGGCTACCAGTTCACGGACGGTTCTGACTTTTCGTTTGAAACCTATAACTTCAACAACGGCACAGGACCGGGCAAAGCTATTGTTTCTCATTGGACAGTCACCGACACCGATGTATTTACTTTGGTAACGACAGACAGGGGTGTACAGTCCGCTGTAAGATGCAAAATGACCATTCCGTCCGGTAAGTGGTTCAGCAACTATGTTAATTCCGATTGCACTTTATCTGTCTACGCATGGCATGGAGTGGCATATAACGGAACCGTTGACGGAGTATCAAAAACATCGTTAGAAATCCGCCAGATGGAGATTACGGCACTTCTGGCAATTATGGCGCAGGATACATCGGACTTCATTGTGGTCGTGGCTGATACCAACTGCTTTGAAGATGGTCTGGATATTCAGAACAATACGCATGTCGAGTGGGAAATGTTCAGAACAGCAGGATACACACCTATACTTCCGGGAATCGAAAGTACGGTTACAGCAGATAACGCATCTACCCATTATCATATTGACGGCAACGGCACAGCTTTCTGCGATACCTGTTACGACCAGATTTTCGTGTCCTCCCATATCACAGCAGAGGGTTATAAAGTCGTGGACAGCAATCTCTATCCTGTTCCTGCGGCGAGCAACGCACCTGTGTCCGACCACTGCATGATTTACGCTGATTTGAAATTCGACTTTGATGCTATCATGCAGGAAAAGCTGATTGAAAAGATGGGGGTGTGATATGGCAGATTTAATTCGTGGCACAACGCCGTCCTATATCGTGGATTTTACCGACAGCGGAGTGGATGTTGCCGACATTACAAAAGCAACGCTGACAGCCAAATACAGATGTGTTAAGACCGACTTATCAGATGGACTTGTAGTTGACCCTGTTGAAAATGTTATCAGATACCATTTCTCTCAGGCTGAAACCCTTGCTTACCATGCAGGGGAAAAAGTCTATATGGAAATGGATGTGGTTTCTGATGGCGAGCGGTATCGTGCATCGGAAAAGGTATTGACGGTCAAAAATACTCTAAAAGATGAGGTAATCTGATATGGCGAAAGACATTGTTACGAAAGCTGAGATTCTCGGCGGAGAAATCGATGTAAGGGCAAATTTCGGGCAGACGGTGAAAGTCACTGTCTCGCCCGACCCCTACATGGGGGATACTGAGGTAACACCATCTGCGGAAACTCAGGTACTTGCGACCAAAAAGAAATTCGTGCAGGACGATATTACGGTACATCCTGCTCCTGTGGAATCCCTTGCGACTTCTGAGAACGGGACTTTTGTTCCGTCATCTGGCAATGTTGGTTTTTCGTCTGTGACCGTAGACGTCAATCCAGACTTGCGACCGCTATCCGTGAGCGAAAATGGGCAGTATAGTCCTGATGACTTTGACGGATACAGTGATGTCACTGTCGATGTCGAGCCAAACCTTACATCGCTTGCAGTGACAGAGAATGGTCTGTATCTGCCTGAGAGTGGAGTGGACGGTTTTGACAGGGTTAACGTTGATGTTCCACAGCCATCAGGCAGTACGACCATAACACAGAATGGTACTTATGATGTGACGGATTATGCGAGTGCTGTGGTGGATGTTCCATCTGAAGTTACATATGACGAGATGGCAAGCGGAACGAAACCAAGCGGTGACATTACCATAACTGTGACGGAAATCGTTAATATGGCTTTTCGTGATAGGACAGGGATAACAGGTGTAAATGCTCCTAACTGTAT